CATATAGAAAATGTAAACAAGGGCAAAAAGGGTGCAAAAAAGGTGCAATTTTTTTAAGGAATTAATTTATTTAACTTCTCCAAAATATCATTTTGAAATAGGTTGCTAGCTATTTTCTCAACTAATAAACTTTTATTTCTTTTTACAGTACTTTCATCAATTCCTAATTTATTAGCAACACCTTCTATTTTAAATTTCTTAAAATAAATTAAATCTATAATTTCTTTATATTTATCATCTTGCACAAAAGAAAGTCCATAATCTATGAAATCAACAAGATAATCTATTTCATGTATTTCTTTTATTCTTTCTTCTTTTATCATTTCTATCTTTTCCACATCACTCAAATTATCTTTATTAGTAGCTTTTATCTCATTGATAGAATAGATTTTTTTTAATTCTATATTATCCAAACTTTTTTTTAAATACTCTTTTCTATTTTTTAAGCCAGGATAATTACTTAAAAAATACTCGGTTTTTTGATATGGTGTTAGATTTTTCTCTTTATTTATTTTTGTTATTTGCCCATTTTTAATACATATCTCATAAACTCCATTATCTAATTTTTCAATTGTTTTCTGAAGTTCTTTATACTCCATTATCTCACCTCAGTTATTATATTATCTATAATCTCTAAATTTTTCCCATCTGAAGAATAAATATCTCTCATTCTCTTAGAAAATTCAATTTTCTTTTCTTCTATTTCATCATCAGTCATATATTTTTCTTTGAATATGTGACTGTTTATAATTCTTATATTGTTTCCATCTCTTATTCTAAGTTCTTGTAAATACTCAAGCATCAATCCCACTCCTTCCTATCTTTTATATTTCCCATTCTTATATGATTCTAACTTGTTTATATGCTTCTCAAAGTCTTGTTCAGTTAATCCAGTTACTAACAAGAGATTTATAGTAGCAGTTATTAAGTCTAAAGCTTCTGTTTTAAAATTATCCATATTTTTAATTGTTGTAAAAGTGCTAGTTTCTCTAACTTCAGCTAATAACTCTTTGTACTCTTCTTTAACCTTGCCTAGCTGTGCTGTTTCGTTTGCATAAGCTATTGATTTATAGTTCATTAGTTTATTTAAGTCTATTTCCATTGTCTCACTTCCTCCCAAGTTGCTATATCTTCTATATATTTACCCCAATTATAGCAATTACAGCACATTACACTTCTCTTAATATCATTAATATTTAATGTATTTTTTTTACTGTCAAAATTTCTATTAATGATTTTTCTTTCTATATCAAAATTTGTACATCCACAAAATTTACATCTCCACATTTTCTCCTCCAAGTTTCTCTATTTGTTCTTTTAATTCAATTAGACACTTATCGCATATATCAATTATTGCACCTCCACTAGAGTTTTCTGCTCTAATTTCTAGTACATTTACATTATTAGCACTATTACAACAATTGCATCTAATCCCATAAAATTGATATGTTATAGTTTTCTTTAATTCACTATTTTTTATTAGTTTAATCATTTCCAATCTCTCCATTTCTCACTTTTTCCCAAAACTCTTGCCACTCTTTACTATCTATAACTTTTTGTGCTTCTTCTTTTGTTTGGAAATAATTTCCAAGTTCAAATATTTCATCATCTTTTTTATCATAATAATCATAACAATTTAAAATTTCTCCATCATCAATTGAAAAATATGTTTTGCCTTTTTCTGCTCTCCATCTCTTAGCTGTTCCATATTTTTCATTAAATTCTTGTAAAAATGTTTCTAAACTTCCTACAAGATTATTTTTAATAGTAAAGCAATCATTTTCACTATTAAGATGTAAATCAAAACAGGGTATAGTGTCTGAAATATAAGTTTTAAAACTAGGAGCTTCATAAAGTATGCTGTTAGTTTCTAAGCTCGAACTATTTGCATACCCGAAGTAGTATTTCTTTTTTTCTTCTATAACTTTTCTATTTATTTTTGTTACTTTAGCTAAACTGTACATTTCATTAATCTTAGTTATTTCTATCTCTAATACATTTTCTTTATCCATTGCTTCCTCCATTATTTTATTGATTTAATAAAATCTATTACATCGTCAAAATTAAAATCTTCCATAGTTTCATCATAAAACTCCCAATTGTCAACTCCTGCATTTGAAAGTGCATTAAGTTTAAAATCTGACTCTAATAATTCTTCTAAATATTCTCTTGTTATTTCATAATTTCCATTTTCTAATTTTTTAATATTCATTTTATCCTCCTAATTAAATTTGAAAATATGATCCATATATACTTTTGAATATCCATCAATTAATTTTATTTTTCTCTCAATTTCAGTAACATCATCTTCAAACTGTCTTTTTAATTCTATGAAGTTATTTACAGTTTTGTTTTGAACTTCTAAAGTAGGTATAATTATTAAGATATTTTCAAAATCTATTTTTTTTAATCTTTTGACTTTTTCTCCAGCTGATTTTTGATAAATATAATTTCTAATTGTATCTTTGTAATTAATTAAAAATGCTATATACCTTAAATCAATAATATCTTTAAAACTATCTTTTAATGTTAGTAATAACACATTTCCATTTATTGCAGCAGGAATATCATTTTGATATAAAACACATCTTCCAACATCCTTATACTCAAAATCTTCTAAATTTACTAATATTTGTTCTTTTTCTATTTTTGTAGCTTTTTCATAACTTTCATTATCTATTCTATTTATTATCTCTTGAGCAAAGCAATCATACTTTCTTGAAATATCTCCATAAAATATTGCATTCTTTCCATCTGATGTTATATTTTTCTTTATAAAAATATCTTTTTTGCTCATATACTTTATATCAAAAATATCAAATATCCTTACCTCTGCGTAGCCTCGAATAGAGATAATAATTTCGATTGCTTCTCTAATACAGTCATTGAACTCGCGTATTTTCTCTGACATCTTAATTTCCTTTCAAACTCTTTACATATTGATTTTAATTTTTTAATATTTCCTGACACATCTATATTTGCTCCACATTCCTGAACCAAGAATAAATCTAATTCAAGATTCTTTTTAACTCCACTTATCCACAATTCAGAAGCCTTAGTATTTAAAGCATTGATATCAATTTCTTCTACTTCTCTTTCTTCTTGTAATTGTTGCCAAGAGTAATCATCTTCTAAAGTCCATTCATCTTCTAAAATTTGCTTGTCTAATTTACAGTCATAAATTTCTCTAAAAACTTTATTATTAGTTTTTTCTTTATCTACAACAATAAATAAAACCGATATCCCAGTATCTGTGAAAGCATTATCGATTCTGTTTAATTCAACTAGCTTATTTCCTATAATACTTCTGAATATCTTTTCAGTTGTCCTATATCCAACACCAGGAAACAAAATGTAGAAGCCAAATCTTTTACTATATTTTAAAGACTTTAGAACGAATATATCATCAACACACCCTGACTTTTTCCATTCAAAATCTTTTTGAATATTCTTTTGTTCCTGTTCTAAAAGGTCTTTAAATTTTATTGAGAATGGTGGGTTCATGATTACACAATCCACAAGCAGATTTTCATTTTCATATTCAAAGAAACTTTTAACTTCTAATTCTGTATTTTTGAAGTTCTGCTTAGCTGAATTAACAGAACTTTCTTGAACATCTACACCATACAACATCGAAGGATTAATGAATTGTTCTAGTTGCCCACTTCCTACTGCACCATCAAATACTGTTATATTTTCCGTGTTTATGTATTTTTTAACTTTTCTAGCAACATACTTTCTTAATTCTATTCCTGTGATATATTCAGCTAGTTTTTTACTAATTTCACGATTATTATGTTCTTTGAAACTCATTTTCCTCCTATCATTAACGATTTTATCGACTGTTTCCAAAATTGAAATAGTCGTTATTCCTTAGTTTACAGAACTTCAATCTTAACTCCAGTTCTATCCTTATCAACTTCAAAACCTTTGAAAACTGGTATTATATTTTGACTATCATCATCTTCTATGTATCCGTATTCTTGCATTAGGTCAAAAATTATTTGAGCAACATTGATATAGTCAAATCTTCTTTTACTGTCCCTTATAAAGTAAAGTTCGATTTTGTAAGGTTTTTCTTTATCTTTTATCATTTTTTTAAAGTTATTTTTATTTAAAATCCAATCTCCCTTAGACTCTTTTATATATTTTTGTACAGTTTTAGAGTTTAAAAGCATGGTTTTTCCATTCTTAAAAGTCACAAACTGTTTACTATTTTTAGAGCTGGGTGTATTCCCTTGTATAAAAATCATTTAATTTTACTCCTTTTTATTATTTCTAAAATCAATCCATAAGTCCTAGCATAGCCTTAAAAATCATTTTAGCTATGTGAGTGGTAAATTGTATACCTCACACATTTAAAACTTAAAATTCCCTATTATTTTAATTATTCCCAAAATGATTTTTTTGCTTTTGCTGTTTTTCTTTTAGAATTCCAATCAAATTTAAATACTTTAGTCATTCCTTTTATCCTATCTACGATTTTATCTGAGTTTCTAAATTCTAAAAACTCTTTAAGTTCTACCATATCTAAGTTTGTTGTGATTATAATAGGCTTAGATGCTCTATATCTCGTATCTATGATAGAGTAAATCTTTTCTTTACCCCATTCGTCTGATACTTTCTCACTTCCTAAGTCATCTATAAATAGCATGTCTGCTTCTTCTACTGCTTTTAAAAGTGCAGTTTCTTGACTAAAATCATCTTTTAAAGTTCTTAGATAGCTTCCCAAATTAAAACTTAAAACTGTGTAATTATGTGCTCTTAGATAGTTACATATGCAGTTAGCTAGAAACGTTTTTCCTGTTCCTGCTCCTCCACAAAATAGCAATCCATCGTTAATTTCTAATATTTTATCGAAGTTTTGAACATATTTTTTTATTTTTAAATATAGTTCTTTTTCTTCTTTTGTATCTATTTTTGCATTGCTAAAGATGTCATTTCCATAGTTTCTGTCGATTATAGAGAGTTTCTTAAACTTCTCTAATCTAGCTTTTATCTGTTCTTGTTTTTTACAACTACAGATATAACTTACTGTTTGCCCATTTTCTAATTTTTCTAGTATTACATCTCCACATTTATCACACTTCCAAGTGTTATAGTTTTTTATTTCTTCTTCTGTTAGCTCATTCAAATCTTTTGTAGCTTCTCCTATTTTCTTAAGCACTCTAACCTCCTTTTTTTTAGATATCATCAAATGTTAAGTCATAATTTTTCTTATGTTTTTCTTTAATAGTCTCTAATTTATAATTATCTTTAAGACAAGCAATAATCCAACCATCTGATTTATTGTGCTTATCTGCATAAGTAAATACTTCTTTTATTCTATTTAAGTCAGAACAATATTTAAGAACATTATCTATTTTTATATTTCTGGTTTTAATTAAAAATTTAATTTCTTGTCTTATGATAGCAGCAACATTTTCTTTATTGTTGTTATTAATATTATTCTTATTAATATTATTCTTATTATTTATTATTATTAGAGTTCCCTTTTGGTCACTAGTTAAATAGTATATAGTAGCCTTACCATGTTCTTTTTTACTTCTAATAAAACCTAATGACTCAAGTTCCTCTATAGCTTTAGATATCCCATGCTTTTTTTTGATACTTAAATCTTCCATTAAAGAATTGTAAGCATACACAAAATAAATTTCTCCTTCTGCATCTGTAAAGCTTTTCATATTCTCTTTTAAACAAGAAATTTTATATCTATCCATCATTAAGATATATATATCAAAGGCAGTTAAACTAATTCCCCCTTCCCTTCTTAGCCTAAAAAGGCTTTTAGGGACTTGGTAAAATGGCTCTTTTTCTTTCAAGTCCCTTACCTCCTTTTCTTAATTTAAAATAACTATCAAAGACAGCATTATTACACTAAAGATTAATCCGACTACAATTGCACCTAATTCATCATTCTTAGCTATTTCTTTTTTGTATAAATCTTCATAGTAATCTGCAGCTTCTCTTAGATATTCAGAATTAAAATACATACATTTTCTGAATCTTTTTTCTCTTTCAAGTTCGTATTCAAGTCTTGCGTTTTCATCCATTAGCTTTCTTAAATTTTCTTCTGTAACTTCAACTTTATTAAAAGTAATATCCATATATTCACTTTTTAATTTTCCTATTTCTTCTCCTATTTTCATATCACTCTCTCCTAAGCTACTTCTGTATTATCTCTTTCAATGTTAGGTAAAATACCGTTTTCTTTTAAAAGATTATATAAGAATAATCTTCCTTTCTGAGTCCAGTACATATGTGCTTTACTATCTAATGTTCCATCAGATTTTGTGTAAGGATTAGTTTTAGTTTGTGTATATCCATAAACAGCATATTTTTGATATAAAAACCATAATCCACTTTGCTTATATTGCACTCCTAGATCATGTAAAATTTTGTTAAATTCTTGTGCAGATTTTCCATAATCTTTAGCTATAACTGTTACACTTAAAAGCTCTTTACATTGTAAAATTAAGTCATAGTATAGAGCTTTTGGTTGGAATTCCATTATTTGCTGGTCTTTTATTTTATTTTCTAGCTTTAAAGTTTCTAACTGCTCTTGTTGATCCGCTGCAAGTCTTAAAGCTTCTGCAAATGTTTTTGGCAGTTGAAACTCTCCTTTTATATAATTTTCCATTCTTTCAAATTCATTTATATAATCTACATTTAATTCAAATGCTCTTGGTACTGCTGCAGAGTAGCCCCCAACTAATTGGGCTACTCCTTTTTTAGTTATTAAATAATTTCTATTACTTTTCCCATTTGAAGCTATGTAATTATGCGGTATATAGAATTGGGCGGAAAGTTCCGCTCTATTAAATTTTTCTATATAACCATCTATTTTTTCTAATAAATCTTTATGATTTACTCCTAGTTCTTCAGCTACTCTATTACTTGTTGTTACTAATATTCCATTTATATTTTCAACTTTAACTATATAGTCACTCATTTTTTCCTCCTATCACTCCATCTATAATTGCTTTAATTTCTTCCATAGCTTCATTTATAGACTTTAATTCTTCATAACTTATAAATTCTTCTTGCGTAGAAAAATGTAGATTATAGTATTCATTTTTTAAGTATCTATCCATTTCAGATTTAGTTAAATCTAAATTATCTAAATCAAATTCAAAGAAATCAAAATGTATATCTAAGTAGAAATAATCAATTTTTGTTGTAAGTGTTATGCACTCACACCAAATATCAACTTCATACTCTTTTAATTTATCGAATTTTCTTAAAATTTCTCTAAAATGATCCTGAGATGCTATATTTTTCTCATAATTATCTATGTGTCTTAAAAACTCAGCTGGATCCATTTTAAATTCTTCTCTTACTGTGTTTGCTCCTATCATATTTTCCCCTTTTTTAATCTTTAAATAAATTCTTAGCTATAGTGTCATCATAATTTTCTTTTTTAGTTTCTCCAGCTTCTTCTATAAATTCTCCAGTTTCTGCATTTATGATATCTCCATTATTCTCAATAATTTCGATATCTTCAGCATTTTTAGTATCTGCAACTTTAAAAGATTTATCATCTTTTTCTATATTTTCTAAAAATTCCACTGATAAAGGCAACCATTTAAGCATTTTCTTAACTACGGTCTTATGTGCCATAGCTTCGAAATCTGTTTTCCAAGGTCCATTTCCAAAAGTCTTAGAAAATTTCTTTGCATGTGTTTCTATTTCTTCTTTTGTCATGTATTCAAATGCTTTTGCTCCATCTTTTAATATTGCTACACAATAGCAACCTAAGAAATTTCCTTTATTTTCTAGATTAGGCTTGTGTATTAAGTTTCTATCTAATCCGTAAGTTATTTCAAAATCATCGTTTTCATAGACAGAGTAAGCATAGATGTCTTTCAACTGCCCACTTCTTCTTAAAAGTTCTATCATACCTTTATAGCCAATTTGGAATTGGCATTCTCTACCATAAGGAATTAGATAGCATTGCCCTAAAGTACCTGGCTCTAGCCCTAATTGTGCAGATACCATTAATGCACCTAGCAAACTCTCTTGACTACATTGAGCCAGTTTTGGATTTTGTCTAATTGTAGTAATTGCTATTCTTACGAATCTATCTGTGTTAATATGTTTTGGTAATGCTGTTGCAAATTGCTTTGCTCCAGCTTGTATTACATCAAATATTGTCTTTTTTTTCTTTTCTACTACTGTTGTTTCCTTGTTTTGTGCTGTTAAACTGTTTTTTGCTACTGTCATTTTTATCTACTCTCCTTTTTTTATCTTACTGCTAAAAATTTACTTATCTTTTGACATTTGCTTTCTAATTCTTTGTACTCCTCTACAAGCTTTTGATTTGCTTTTATCATAGCTTCAAGGTCAGCACTTTTCTTAGTTTGAATATTGAATTTTAACTTTCCAGCAACTCCTTTTTGAGTACCATTATTTATAAGTTCCAACATTATTTCTTCTTTTAAAAGGTCCTGGTCTTTCTTTAAAGAATTAATTTGTTTACCTAATTCTTTAACTTTTGCAGCTTTTTCTTCTAAGTAATCAAACTCTATGACTTCATTATTTTCTATTTCCATTGCCTTTTTCTTCAGATGATTCATATATGCATCACTTCCATCTGGCATTGGTGGAATCTTTTTTAATAAATTTTCTTGATAAAATTCAGTAGCTTTATTTTTAATTAAATTTATATCTTCCTCATTTCTTTCTATTTTAAAATCTTTGTAATGGTTTCCACCAATCAACACTGCTATATATGCAAATTTATAACCTGTAAGCATTAAATAATGCTGCACCTGTGCATAATAATACTGAGGTATTACATCTCCTTCCCAGTCTTTGTAGTTAAAAGTATTAGTTGTTTTTATTTCTAAAACTCCATAATCTCCAGTATTTCTATCTTTAAGCACCCCATCTAAGTTAGCTATAAGAAAATCATTTACAACAGAGTAAGGGGCTTGGTATACATTAAATTCTCTATGCTTTTGAGCAAACACTTTCATTATTGTAGCTTCGTGCAAATGTCCCCAAAATGTAGCTTCATTGCCCTCAAAATTAGATCCTTCTGTTTTGTCTATATAGACATCAATAATACTTTTGTATTTATTAACTCCTAAAATTGCTCCTATATCAGATCCACCTATTCTTTTTTCTCTTAAAGTATGCCAATCATCTTCATTAGCATACTCATAGACTTCATTATTTGTGCTTAGAGACTCTTTAAAATCATCTTTAGTCATTTCTATAACTTCTGCTTTAGTAGTTGCTATAAGTTCTTCTAATTCAGTTTTTTTTAATCTGCTATATCCTACTAATCCTAAACTTTTTGCTTCTTCTTTTAATTCTTTAACTGTCATTTTTTATCACTCCTTGAATTTTTTAAAAATTTGATATATAATTCAAGTAAAGTTAAATACTTGAATATTTTTTTAAACATCTGTTTTAGTTTGGTCGCTGTCAACAGATGTTTTTCTTTTGTTATATGCAGCCAATATGCTAGCTATTACCAATGCTAGTTTCTTCATAACTCTTCTCCCTTGTGCTTCATAAACCAATCTGCTAATTTTTCTTTGATTACTAAGTGCTTTACACCAACTTTTATAAAAGGAAAATCAGAGTATTCTCTTGCAATCTGTTTTAGTTTTTGTAATCCTATTCCTGTGAGTTCTGCTGTTTCTGGCATTGTTAATAACATCTTTTCTGACATCTTAATCTCTCCTTTCTAGTTAATTTTTGCTGTTAATTGAGTAACAATATCCATTAGAGCATTTTCGTAGTATGTAAAATTGTTGCATCTAACATTATCAGATTTAAAACTTATAATCTCATTGCCGTCAGCATCTATGAAA